ACGACGGCGACACGGCATTCATCCGCGCGACGTGGATGCGCACTGCCAGGCCGCTGCTGCGAGGCGTGCCGGACGCCGTGTTCCATCACGACCGCACCGGCTACCGGCGCTGCGTCGAGGGCTACCTCGATCGCGGAACGACGTTGGTGGCGTGCGACCCGGGCGAGCCTGACGTCATCTACGCGTGGGCCTGCGCCGAGGACGGCGTGCTGCACTGCGCATACACGCGGCTGCCGTTCAGGAAGCGCGGGCTGGCGACGGAGCTTGTGCAGCGCCTCGGGGTGTACGACCGAGCGCACCCGGTGGCGACGATGGAGGTGCCGCGGTGGTGGCAAACGCGCAACTGGGAGATCGACCCGTTCGCGCGCAGCATCGAGGGGCATCAGTACAGGGCGTGGTGTGTGACCGAGCACCTGCAATGCGGCGAGGTGCGTGTGGTGGGGGTGCGTTAGCGGGCGGGTCCTGCTGGCGAGGAGTAGGCAATGGCGACGACGACGATCATCAAGAGCGTGCGGGTGGCGTATCCGGTGGGCCAGAGCAGCGAGTCGTGGCTCACGGCGCCGGGCGCGTCGGGGCAGGGCTGGCGCATGTGGCCGGGTACGTGGGAGGGGCTGCCGGGCATCCACGCGGTGCAGCAGCGCGGGGGCAAGGACGTGGCCGAGGCGCGCTACTTCGTGCCGTCGGCGGGCGTGCTGAGCGTGCATCTCGAGGAGGTCGAGGAGACGAAGAAGGGCGGGGCGAAGTGAGCGCCACCGCGTCCCAGCAGCTCGCGCAGGTGCTGGCGGAGATCGGCCGCCGCGATGTGGAGCACGCCGATGCGATGGCGCGTCTGCGTGCCGAGGCGGTGCGGCTGCACACGATGGCATCGGCGGAGGCGCTACAGGCAGAGCGGCAGCGCCGCGAGGCTGCGGAGCGCGGGCTCGTGGCGGCGATGCCGGAGCCGGCGAACGAGGCGGGGTGATGGGCGACGACATCCGCAAGGCGATGACGCCAGAGATGGAGGCGCGCTGGGTCGAGGCGATGGCCGGGCGCCGAGCCAACCCGAAGCCTCTGGGCCCGCCCTCGCCGCCGTGGTCGCACGATCGCACGGTGTGGCTGAGGGCCGGCCTGTACCAGCAGGCGGCGAACATCGCCGTGCTGACGGTCGGCGGCCGCCTGGTGGTCCCGGTTGTTGTGGGGCTGCCGTGACCACCTTCGCCCCCGGCCGCAACGGCCCGACGTGGGACGAGTTCGTCGAAGCTGTCGACCGCGAGGTGCGGGCGAACGACGAGGCGTTGCTGCGGCGGCTGGCGTGGCAGGCCAACGCCTGGATCCTGGAGCGCACGTTCAAGCGCCCCGTCCCCCCTCACACCGCGAGCGACTTCTGATGACCGACACCCGCCGCATCCGCGCCATGATGGAGCGAGCCGATGCAGATAGACCTAGCCGCCCTCGCGCATGAGAGCGCGGTCTATGCGCTCGCGTTCAGGGAGCAGGCGGCGTTCATTCGCTCGCGTGCCCGCAAGAAGTCGCTGCTGTGTCCGCGCCGCGCTGGCAAGAGCGAGGCGGGGGCCATCTACCTCGTCCTAGAGGCCATCCGCTACCCGGGGGCGCGGTGCCTGTACATCGGCCTCACGCGCGACACCGCGAAGCGGATCATGTGGGACAAGCTGAAGGAGGTGCTGCGCCGCGCGGGCGTCGACGCCGTACCCAACGAGCAGGAACTTACGCTACGCCTCGCCAACGGCAGCGCCATCCGCCTGATGGGCCTCGACGCCCACGAGGGTATGGCGGCCAAGGTGCTCGGCGACCACTACAGGCTGATCGTGCTGGACGAGGCGGCGTCGTTCCGCATCGACGTGAAGGCGCTGATCAAGACGTACCTCGACCCGGCGACCAGCGACGACAACGGCACGATCGCGATGACGGGCACGCCGGACCCCGACGAGGCGCGCGGCTTCTTCTACGAGGTGACGACAGGCATGGAGCCGGGGTGGGAACGCCATCGGTGGTCGACGCTCGACAACCCGTACATGGCCGACAAGCACCGCGACCGGCTGGCGGAGATCCACGAGCTCGACCCGCTGTACGAGAACACCGACGAATATCGCTGCATGTACCTCGGCGAGTGGCCGCGCGAGCAGGGCGGGCGCGTCTACGCCTTCGATCGCGACCGCAACCTCGTGGACGAAGCGCCCGAGCTCGCCCACCACGTGCTAGGCCTCGACCTCGGATGGGACGACGACACCGCGCTTGTCGAGGGCGGGTGGGCCGACGGAGACCCGACGCTGTACCTGACGCACGCGGAGAAGTGCCCCGAGATGTCGCTGGAGGAGATCGCCCAGCGGGTGCGCGCGAGGACGCAAGGCAAGCGAGACGTGCGCATCGTCGTCGACGGCGCCAACAAGCAGGCGGTGATGGAACTGCGCAGCCGCTACGCGCTGCCGCTCATCGCCGCCGAGAAGACGGAGAAGGCCCACAACGTGCGGCTCGTAAACGACGACATGCGGCGCGGGCGCGTCCTCGTGGTGCGCGGGACGTGCGGGCCGCTCATTACGGAGTGGACCGGGTGCGACGAGGACGGCCGCCAGGTGGCCGGAGCCACCGCGCTCGTGTGGGACAGCCGGGCGCTCAACGGCAAGGTGCCGCGCAAGGTGGAGGACCCGCGATGCGCGAACCACTGCTTCGTAGCCGGAACCATGATCGCCACTCCGAGCGGTCCGGTCGAGATTCAGACGGTGCAGCCGGGCGACATCGTAGAGACCAGCCAGGGGCCGCGTCGGGTCCTGCTGGCCGCGCAGACGGGCGTGGAGCCCACGTGGGTGCTCGAGACGGAGGCTGGTAGGAGGATTGAAGGCACCGCAAACCACCCTGTTTTCACCGAAGAATGCGGCTGGGTTGCACTTGAGAATCTGACGCCGGGACTTACGTTGGTTGCATGCAAAAGCGCGCCAACAAGCACGGCCCCGGAGTGTTCGTCACCCACAACGGAGTTCGATACAACCGCTACCCCGAGTCGGAGCGCCGCGAGTTGCGCGTGTACTGGATCTCAGCCAAGGGCAGGAAGCTGCACCGGGTGCTGTACGAAGAGGCGCACGGTCCCATCTCAGCCGGGATGCACGTCCACCACGTCGATGGCGACCCACTCAACAACGCGCTGGACAACCTTGCCCTGGTCACGGCTGCCGAGCACGCGGCCGAGCATTGGACCCCTGAGCGCGCGGATCGCAGCCGGGCCATCATCGAGGCTGTTCGCCCTCTGGCTTCGGAGTGGCATCGTTCGGATGCTGGCCGTGCTTGGCATCGGGAGCACGCCAAGGCCATTGCCGCCTGTGCAGCCCTGCACCCCTGCACGTGCACCGTCTGCGGGCGCGGATTCGAGTCCAAGCGTCGGACCGCGGGCGTCTGCGGCAACAACTGCCACGCCACCAAGCGCCGCCGGTCGGGTATCGACGACGAGGCCCGCGTCTGTGAGCGGTGCGGCTGCGGGTTCACGTGCAACCGATACGCCACCAAGCGGCACTGCTCCCGATCGTGTGGCACGAGTGCAGCCAACGAGAAGCGCGCCGCAGCCCGTCTACAACCTGCATGTTGAGGGCGCGGAGGAGTACTTCGCGAACGGCATCCTGGTGCACAACTGCTCCGACGCCGCCCTCTATCTGGCCAGGGCCTCGCGAGCCTGGCGCGAGGCGGTCACCGTGGCCAAGCCCCCCGCGGGCAGCGACGGCGCCGTCCGGCTGGCGATGGCCGAGGCGCGCAAGCGGAAGTGGAAGGCCATCAAGGCAGAGCGGTCGTGGGCCAACGGCGACTGATGCCAGGTGCGCAAGCGCAAGCCTTCTGCTAGCCGCGCGAGCGGGGGCTAAGGGGCACCGTGAGCAAGGGCAACACCGCAGAATCCGACTTCATCCTCAAAGCGTTCAACGCGACCGAGCTCTCGTGGGACGCCATCACGCACCTCTACGTGGGCCTGCACACCGCCGACCCGGGCGGGTGGGACGACCCGCTACTACCCCGAGGACGGCCCGGTGGCGGTGACGATGGAGAGCCTCGTCGCGGAGTAGGTGCACATCCCGAAGGCTTCTGCTAGCCGCGCGAAGTGGACGCCAAAATCGTGCGTGTCGAGCACGCGACGCCAGCCTCACAGCCGCGCCGCGATGCGCGCTGGTGGACGCAGACCGACCCCGAGCGGTGCGCGAAGCTGACCGCCGCGACGAAGCAAAGCATTGCCTCGCAGCAGCAGACGCGCCGCGCCCTGATGGCAAAGCACGCCGCGCTCTACCTCGACCTACGCCGCGAGGGCGACGCCGACATGGCGTCCACGCTGGCGAGCGACCGGGCCCGCGTGAGCCGCAACGTGTGCCATGCGCTGGTGCAGACCTGCATCGCGCACATCGCCAAGAATCGGCCTCGGCCGCAGTTCGTGACCAAGGGTGGGGACAACGCGCTGCAACGCAAGGCAAAGGACCTCACCGCCTACTGCGACGGCCTCTACATGCAGATGGGCATCCACGCCAAGGGCCAGTCGGTGTTCCGCGACGCGGGCATCTTCGGCACCGGCTTCGGGCACTTCTACGCCGACGTGGAGCGGGGCGAGATCGTGTGCGAGCGCGTACCCGTGGACGAGGTGTACGTCTCCGATGTCGAGGCCCGGTACGGGACGCCCCGGCAGATGTTCCGCACGCGCAACCTGAACCGCGACGTGCTCGTAGATATGTTCCCCGCGAGCGCCGAGGAGATCGAGCGCGCGGGCAACACCTTCGCCTCGGACGACTCCAGCGACATGGTGGAGGTCATCGAGGCGTGGCATCTGCCCACGGGGCCCGTCCGCTGGCACGACGCCGAGGGCGAGCCGACGAAGGAGCGCGGCAAGGGGCGCAAGCCGACGACCGACGGGCGCCACGTCATCGTGTGCGGGAACGCCGTGCTGCTCTCGAGGCCGTGGACGCACGAGTGGTTCCCGATCCTGCCGTACCACTGGGAGGACCCGCTCTATGGCTTCTGGGGCCGCGGACTCGTCGAGAGCGTGGCGGGGAAGCAGCTCGAGTTGAACAATCTGGACCGCGACATCCAGACCGCGCACCGCCGCGGAGGTCGACCCGTCGTGCTGATGCCCATCGGGTCGAGCATCGACGAGGACGACATCAACAACGAGGTGTTCGCGATCATCAAGTACGACGCGACGGGTGGGCCCCCGCCGTCGTTCCAGGTGACGCCGACCCTCAACCCCGCCATCTACCAGGAACGGGCCGCCCTCTGGCAGCAATGCTTCGAAGACACGGGCGTCAGCCACAGCAACGCGACCGGCCAGAAGCCGGCGGGCGTCGAGGCTGCCGTGGCGATCCGCGAGGTCAACGACCTGTCGGGCACGCGCTTCGTGGTCAAGGCGCAGGCCTACGAGCAGTGGTTCGTGGACGCGGCGCGCATCTGCATCGCGCTGGCCCGCGAGCTCTACGACGAGCACGACGTCGACCTGACGGTGAAGGGCCGCGCGGGCAAGTTCATCAAGAGCATCAAGTGGTCCGACGTCGACATGGAGGACGACGCCTACGACCTCCAGGTCTTCCCGACCTCGCTGCTGCCAACGACTCCGGCGGGGCGCCTCCAGACCATCACCGAGATGATGCAGAACGGCTTGCTCGACCCGGTGCAAGGGCGCGCCCTGATGCAGCTCCCCGACCTCGACGGCGCCCATGGCATGTCGCTGCAAGACGAGGCGTTTGAGTACGCCGTCGACATCGTGGCGGACATTCTCGAGGGCGGCGATGGCGAGGCCGCGGACCCGCGCGCCGACCTGAACTTGCTGTTCAAGGTGGCGTTGACGACGTACCTACGTGCGCTCCGCGAGAAGGTGGCCGAGGGCACGCTCGAGCGCTTCCGCACGCTGATAGACACCGTGCAGCGCTGGCAGAAGCTCATCGAGGGCGGCGTGAGCCCTGCCGATGTGGCCGCCGGCGTGACCGATCTTCCGGCCCCGCCGATGCCTCCGGGCGCAGGCGAGGTGCCGATGGCAGGACCGGGCGCACCGCCCGGCATGCCGCCTGACATGGCGATGCCGCCCGACATGGGGGCACCGCCGCCACCAATGTGACGGGGGACTGAATGAGCGACGAGACCGCACCCGCTGCCGCGCCCGAAGCGCCCAGCACCGAGCCGACCACCGAGGCGCCCGCCGTCGACACGACGCAGGGCGCTCCCACCGACGCGGCCCCGCCGGCCGAGGCTGCTGCCCCCGAGGCGCCGCCCACGACCGCGGAGCTCATCGCCATCACGCGCGAGCGCCGGGCGATGCAGAAGCGCCAGAAGGAAGCCGAGGCCAAGGCCGCCGCACGCGAGGCCGAGCTGGCCGCGAAGGCTGCCGAGGTCGACAAGCGCAGCGCCGACATCGAGGCGCTCCGCAAGCTCGCCAGCGGCTACGAGGAGAACCCGCAAGCCATCATCGAGGCGTTGGGCATCGACCCCGCGGAGTACTTCGACACGTGGGTCCGCAAGAGCCTCGGCGAAGCGCCGTCACCCGACGACCGCGTCAACAAGCTCGAACGCGAGCTGAAGAAGCGCGACGCCGCTGCGAAGGCCGAACGCGAGGCCGCCGAGAAGCGCGCCGCCGAAGACGCCGAGGCGCAGACGAAGGCCGCACTCGAGGCGCAGGAGCAGGCGAAGCAGCGTTGGATGGCCGACACCACGCAGCAGATCGCGGCATTCGTCGGGCAGATGTCGGACACGTATCCGATGTTTGCGACGATCGCCGCCTCCGTGCCCGAGGTCTACGAAGAGCTTGTGCATGAGGCTGTCAAGTGGCATACTGAGAAAGGCCAACCTCTCACACTGGCGCAAGCCGTCGAGAGGAAGGAAGCGGAGCTCGTCAAGCGAGCGACCGAGCGAATGACGGAGATGCTGAAGGTCCCCGCACTGCGAGCAGTGGCGGAGTGCATCTTCAAGCCTCCGGCCCCGGCACCCGCAGCGGCAAAACCGCCCGCGGAGCCAGCGAAAGAGCCTTCGACGCCAGCAGTAAGTTCGAAGCCCGCGGTCACGACAATCCCAGTTGGCAGGGCTGCCCCCACTGTGGTGCCGGAGACAAGCCGCTTCGATCCTATCCGCGAGCGCAACGAGCGAATCGCGCGACTGATGGCGATGCAGGTCGACGAGTCCACCACGTAACAACCGCACTTCCGCGGTCGGCGGGTCCCTTGCCAGTGACGCAAAGGGCTCCGCCACATGTCCCAGACTCCGACCAATTTCGCCGCGTTCCTCAAGGAGATCGTCAAGGCCCACGAGGACACCACCTACGAGCCGTCGCCCGCCCTCGCTCTCATGAGCAAGGACGAGAACTTCTACGGCGAGAGCATGCGCCTGCCGCTGAAGATCGGCGACGTGCAGGGTGGTTCCGCCACCTTCGCCGAGGCCCAGTCGGGCGCTTCGGGCTCGTCCTCGGTCGAGCGTGCGTTCAGCCTCACCCACTGCGAGCTCTTCAGCCTCGCGCAGCTCTCGGGCTCCGTCATCCGGCGCAGCGAGAAGGAGGCCATCCTCAAGGCCCTCGACACCGAGGTCGAGAGCGCCATGAACACGCTCGCGTGCGACCTCTCGCACCAGCTCTACCGCAACGGCTACGGCTCGCGCGGCGCCATCGCGGGTGTCAGCGGCAGCACGTTCCAGTGCGCCAACGCCGACGACGTGATGCACATCAAAAAGGGCATGCGCCTGGTGTTCTCGGAGTCGGAGGCGGGCCACGTGCTCCGCTCCGCCACCGTCCGCACCGTGACCGCGGTCGACGAGGAGACCAACACCGTCACCCTCGACGGCACCATGGCCGGCGTCTCGGCCGTCAACGGTGACCACGTGTTCCGCAGCGGTGACCGCGAGAACAGCGCGACCCCCGCCCGGCTCGTGTACTCCGGCGTCAAGGCCTGGATCCCCTCGAGCGTCTCGGCGACCACGTTCTTCGGTGTGGACCGCACCGTCGACC